AAATAGTATTGATCTTTTTTCAGATACAATCAAACATTGTATTGCGTTTGTAAAATAAAAGTTAATAATGCTTTTATTTTGATTTACAATCTCTTGCAGTCATTGCGATCGCCAAACCATCAATTATTAATAAAAACATAACTACTACAAACCAGATCATAAATAATATGATGCCAATAACTGACGCTCATTTACAAGAACACGTTCAGAATTTGAATCCTGTTCATGTTCAGAATGGAGCTTCTGGATATGCAAAGTATGCTCTCGAATTCCCTCTAAAAGATATGATAGTATGTACTGATTTCCAGAGACGGAGTTGTAAATACAAAGATGAGAATGTAAATGTTGTTTAAGATCCAGAAATGACAAAAATAACAAAACGTTTGTTTTCTGCCATTAAAGAGCAAAAAAAGTCGGAGGACGAGGCGGAGGAGCAAAATAAAAAAGATAATCCAAAAGTAATTTTATATGAATTTTTAAATTTAATAGGAAACCAAGAAAAAAATCTTTTTGCTCCTCCGGTTTTTAAAAACCAGCTGATGCTACAAAAAAACTAGTAATTTTTGAGTCGGTCCAAATGGAAGACCTCCATCTCTCTCAAGATTTTGAGATGAGTGAAATGGAAAGCGATATTTAAATATTTTAGTTAATTGGAAAAAGGGTATACAATTTCCTGATTAATTTATGTTTTTAGGAAAATTTTCCTAAATTTTAATAAATTTAGCTATTTTCATCTAAATACATGGATATAATAAAAAATGCAGTGTTAATATTGTAAAAAAGTTTTGAAAACTCAATCTTCTTTAAAATTTCATCAAAAAACAGCAAAATATTGTCTTGATAAGCAAAATATAGTACCACAACAAGAACACCAATGTTCTTGTTGCGGTACTATATTTACACTAAAATCTTCATTAAATAGTCACTTAACAATATGTAAAGTTAAAAAAGATTTAGAAGCTTCTATTATTAAAGAAGAAAGTATTAAAGCTGAATATGAAAAACAAAAAACATTAGAATTATCTCTTCTTAGAGAGGAAAATCTACGCATAGCATTCGAAAAACAAAAAGAAATAATTTGTGAGCTTAGAAAGGATTTAGAATCATCTAAAAATTATTCAGAGAAGCTAATAGCAGATAAAGATCGGATTATAGAGGAACAAAAAATCATCATAAAAGAATTCCAAGATGATCAGAGGAAACAAAACAAAGATTTAACTGATCGAATACAGTCAATGGCTGAAAAGGCGATCGCTAAACCATCAACTCTCAACCAAAACATAATAAATAATATGATGCCAATAACTGACGCTCATTTACAAGAACACGTTCAGAATTTAAATCCTGTTCACGTTCAAAATGGCGCTTCTGGATACGCAAAATATGCACTCGAATATCCTCTAAAAGATATGATTGTATGTACTGATTTTCAGAGGAGGAATTGTAAATACAAGGACGAGAATGGAAACGTTGTATCTGATCCTGAAATGACAAAAATAACAAAACGTTTGTTTTCTGCTATTAAGGAGCGAAATGAGGAGTTGATAAACGAGTATTCTGCCGAATTACAAGCTAAGTGGAGATCTATCAATGCATCAGGAAACCCTGACATGGATCAAGAAGAAAGTGAACATTTTGCTAGTAAAACAAACGAGGCACTTGAATTTGCAATGGATATTTTATCTCAAAAGAGACAGGTGAGTGAAATGGCGAATGGTATGAGACCTGATTTGTTTTATGGTTTTGTAAGAGAGCTGGCAGCAGGTTGCTATAGATCAGAAAAATGTTAAAATAATATTCAATAGAGTATTATTTTATACTAGTTCAAGAAGTACAGATAGGTTTTCAAAATCAACCCATGCATCTGTAATATTTTCTACATTTCCAATCATAGGAATATAATCATGCAAATCGTTATCAATTCTTTCTATAGCATCTTCATAGTGAGTTGGAAACATTTTTTGAAATCCAATTTTCTCATAGAATTCCACAAGTTTACGTATAAATTCTGATTGGTTCTTTATGATAGATGATGTACGAATATCTATTACTATGTTAGATTCAGGGGTTATAAATTTTGATTCTAATGCTTTTTGTACAGAAAGGAAAAGCATCACATAATCTACATGTTTAAGGTTTTCTAAAAACGGAAATTGTATTATAAGATCTTTCGAGTTTACAGAATTGCTAATTTGTACTAATCCTTTATAATAAACATTATAAGTCTTTGTTTTATAATAATTATAATCATATAAATATTTATAAGATCCAATTTGATCAGGATAAAAAGTTATATCAATTTTTGATAATACCATATCGATTTGTACTCCTGATTTATTAATAAAATCCGAATCATTTCCTTTGTATATAAGCATTGCTTCATATTTTAATACGTCAAGTCCCGTTTCTTCATCAATTTCATTCATTGATTTTGTTTGGATTTGAAAATCAGATGTCGACATCTCTTCTCTCATTTGTGTTTGAGGCATCTTTTTAGGAGGCCACGATGAAAAGAATGGTTGTTCAAAATGCCGTATATCAACACAAAAATCAAGTCTCCAACCTTTTGATTCACTTATAATATCAAATTCAAGCTTCTTAAGAAAACGTCTGACTCTTTCGGAGTGCACATGTCCAGCATACATAATAATATTATGAGGTTCTTCTGGTTCATCTGTTTTTCGTGTGTTTCTAGTATTTAGTTCAAATTTTTTAAACATACGTGCGAGTGTGTAAATATCTACTAGTACAGCGTTTAATAGTAATAATTCATCGAAAAAAAGTGATAATTTATTAAAAAAATTTATATATTCATAATCTGATAATTGATAAAAATTATAAGTTTTACTTGTTTCATCATAGCATTTTGTTAAATAAGTTCTTATATCGTAAGTTTTTTGAATAAACGTATGACGTTGATTTTTAAATTCTTCATTTGCAAAATCACGAATTTTGGTTTTTTCAGTGCTTTTGGATAGTTCATCGCTAATAAACTCATGTGTTTCCATTTGTTCTTTGCAAAACTCTTCATATGTTTCTTCTGTACCAAAAACTATAAAATCTATTGTAGGTTTAAGATTAATATCATCTTTTTTAAAGATAGAATACGTTAAAAAATATATAATGTCTATTTTATTTTTTAGTATTCTAAAACTATTTTGTGCTTCTTTATCACCATAAAAAGTTTCTATTTCATCTGTGAATAATCTACAATATTCTACAAATGGCGTCCAATTATTTTCAAAAATAACGGTGCTGTTTAATTTAAAAAATTGAATGTCTTCTTGCGTTTCTGGACCTTGTCTGATATCAATAAAATGAACACGTCTTGTATCACAATATCTATTTTTTTGTCGTTGACTAGTCTCTATACATTCTTTATTCTGATTTCTTAGTATGTCTAATCTCATATTAGAACCAAAATTATACTTATATTTACCTTTTATAAACATTGGAATCTCTAAAAAAAAATCAATAAATGCACTCGAGCGTCTAAAAAGATTTTTAAGATAATCTTCAATAAGCATCATATTATCGTAACTACAAACCTTATTTCTATGATATTCTCCAAAAATATATATTATTTTGTTATATTTAGCACTCCAATGTAATGTAAGAGTGTGAGGTCCGCCAATAAAATCTACAATTGGAATTGTTTTAATCTGTTTAGATCTAAAATAGTTGTTGATAAGTCGCATGAGCACATTTCTATTTTTTTTCCTCTTTAATCCCAAAAACATTCTGTGATAATTTGGATTAGGTTTACTTTCTACACATTGTGTAGCTTCTTCCTGAAGAGATCTTTTAAGTGATGTAGGAAAATTATCAAGAATTGATGTGTTATACGTTTTGACCATCATATCACACCAATATGCAAGAGTTTGTTCTTCGGACATATTTTTATATTAGATGGTTATATTTAGAAATTGAATTTATATTGTAAAAACCGTAAATAATTTAAAAATGAGTCAATCATCATTTGATACTATCTTATCTGAAATTCTCAAACGAGAAAGAAAGCCTGTACCTAAAATATTATTAACTGGAAAATCAATCGACAAATCGATGAACAGTAAGTACTCTTTGTACATTGTAACAAGAACCGCTAGAGAAACAAATGAGTTCAAATTTAGAGAGAAGGATGTCGAAGCTAACATGTTTAATCCTATATATTACGATACAGAATTACTTTATATGAAACTCTTTAGAAAAACAATTTACATTTCAAAGACATGCAAGGATTATAAACCAACGTGGACTAGATGTACCGCAATTATTAAAATATCTGACTCGGACAGTAAAGTATTTTATATGTACATTCGAATCATATTCAGCAATCAATTTGAACCACATAATAAGGAATTAAATTACCGTATTGTGTACTCGTCATCATTTGATGATTTAGTGACTTTTATATATAAACCTAAAGAGATTCCAGACTTTTTGAATTCTGATGCTTTTGTGTCACAAAGTGATATTATCAAAATACAAGAAGTATCATGTATCAAACAAGTAGAATACGACAACAGGCATGTTACACTTATACCGTACGGTAGTATTTTTGACAAACATGGTTTTATTGGTAGATTAATCATTACTATTAATTCTAAAACTCGAGCTATAACAGCGACAACTTCAAATCATCCACCAGAAGATACGTATACAACATACTATAAAAGATACGATTGGTTTGTGAATGAAATTATCACAAAAGGTAATGATAAGGTATCTGTTAGGATTTCTATCAGTGACAAGTATGTTACTATTAAGATTAGCAACGCTTTTGAGACATTAAAAACCTTCTTGTTAAAGAAAACATATTCTGTAACGCAGTCAGACTATAGTATGTATAATGATCTTAATGAAAATACGTGGATTGATGATGAAGAACTAGGCTACTAATACTGTATGAAATAATAATACTCACAAAAGTATTATTATCAATTTTGATTAAAAACGTATTTTTAAACAAACGAGAACTTAAAGAATGGTTGTGGAATAGTCTTCATATCTATACAATGAGGGTAAATTCCGTATGTCTTAGTAGTATCTAATCCTGTCTCTGCAATTTGTTTAAAATCAAGTTTATTCTCGATGAAATTTCTATATTTATCAGCATGAGTATCTCCTGTATATATGACAACGTTAGTAGCTTTTGCAGGTTGATCAGTTGCTCCAGTATAGGCCTTTTCTTCCATTTTTGTAAGATCAAAAACTTTAAACAAGCGTGAAAGAAGATATACGTCTGTAACTATTTCATTTACATTAATCAATGAATTATAAACCTGAACAAAAGACTCTTCAAATTCTTTATCATCAGATTTTAAAAATTGTAAAATGATTGGACAATGTGTTTTCCACAACAACTTATATGTTTTTATAATTTTTCTGGTTTCTTCTTGTAAAAAATCAATGATAAGATTTGTAATCTCCTTATCCTCAACTTTACCTAATTCTTTATGTATGTATTTATTTCCAATAATTTGAAATATCAGATATCTAAATATTTTCATGTCTCTACCTGTAGAACTATCAATTCTTTCAAACATCTTGACAAAGTCTTGATTATCTTCTAATAATTTTTTAAACGCAAAGGGTATAGATTTTTTATGAACCGTTTTGTAAATATTTTGTACTTCAAGCAAAAAAGAAGCTATAATATTAGCACCTTTAAAAGCACTATTTTTATCGTTATACTTAGCATCAAAATAATGTACTCTAAAAAGATGACATTTTTTTCCTGAACGTGTTGGATAGTTAATACACTCTTTAAAATAATCGAATAGTTTAGAAATTCGATAATTTTTAGTCTTACCAGTATAAGGTTGAAAATCTGGATGATACCCTTTAGACTTAATTTCTGTTGCAGGAACTTGTATTAAAAAGTCGATAAAAGAATCTGTTGTAATACTTAGCTGTTTAAAGAAGTATTCAGCTGACATTAATTTAGAATTTGGATGATCCCACTGTTCTCTATTGTCTTGTAGTTCTTTACCTTTTTGAAATATATGACAGTCCATAACGTCGGTATGAGCTTCTCCAAAGATATATATTATTTTCTTATGTGTATTACTCCAATGAACTGTTAAATTAGCGGGACCACCTATAAAAAGAGGTTCTGGTATTTTAACATCTGATGAATAATGATTATAGATAAGATTAATCAAAACACTCTTACCTTTACCACTGTCTTTATGTATAGTAGATATTTTCATAAATTCTTCAGCAATCAATTTATTACCTTTGTTATCAATCACGTTAGTATTATAAGTATCGGTAAGTTCTTTACATAGTCTTTCCATTTTACTTATAATACTATAATTAAAAATTTAAAATTTATAATATACTTTATTTTGGCTTAACTTTATCTGAAGCACCGCACGTTTTATCTTTTTCGTCATAATAATCTTGATACTTTAACCAAATGTGCATATAAGAGCACATATCTTTCTTTGTTAAATCAGCCCAAAATATTAGTCGTCTTAGTTCGTCATCCGTGGCTTTGTCAGGTATTTTTATAGTTGAAAGATGTTTCTTAATTTTGTCCGTTTGGATCTTACTCTTCAATTGTTGTGTGTTCATTTTTAAAATTTCCCCGCATTTATTTATCATTTTTCTCATACTACGATCACCCTCTGGCACTTTATCATGTATTTCAGCTTCAATTTTCTGTATGTCTTCTGGTTTTGGAAAAGGCAAATTAAATACATCGATAGCTAGAGGTATCAAAATACTGTGATCATAAGAAGTACATACCTTACCTGATGTTTGTTTATGACCTTTCACAACTTCTTCTGTTTTCGGTGGTATACGACGAAGACAAAAAAGTTTATTTGTGTCGTTATACAAACCGTAATATCCAAATGGACTACTTTCTAAAAATTTCTGTCGATCAAACTTTAATTTATCCTCAATATCATAGTATTTATCTTCACAATCTTTCCAAATACCATCATTTGAATCAAAACAGCGAAGAGTATCATCTAGATGCTTTGAGATCGTCATATTATCTTGCTGAGTCCAGCTATTTTTAAAGTATTTAAGAATGAGATTACAGATTTTTATTTGATTATTATCAGGATCATTAGGTCCTATATGTATTCTTTGTATACTAGACTCAATAAATTGTTCTTGAATTTCGTTAGGCAAACGAACCATAATTTTACGAACGTCTTCCAAATTCTTACATTCTTTGATTAGATTAATAATAGAAGGTACAGACTCTGTATATAGTCTGTTTAATACTTTATCAAAAGAAGTTTGTGTTTTTGCGTGAAAATTCTCAGTATAGTATTCAGTAGAAGATGCAGAAAGACTATCTGACAGAAAGAAAATATTATTATTCTCTTTCAAGTATGATACAAATCCATACTTATTTATTATAGGTCTACTTTCATTAATAATAACACGTAATGCTGACAAAACTTCAAAACTTGAAAACTTATTAAAATAAACATTAGTAAGTGTATCAAAATCAATCTTAAAATTCTTACGAAACAAGTTAATTATATCATCGATAATTATTTTGTTATTAGACCCATCATACTGAGTATAGAATGATGAATAGTCCAATTCATCTGGTGATTCATTCGAAACACCGTCACATACATAATTACAGTCCATATAGTCACATTCTCTTTTGCCATCTAAACCAGTAACAAAATTACGTTTGTAAGAAAGAGAACAATCCCAAGCTGACTCTTTCATGATACGCTCAACGAGTTTTATAGAAACATCTTTATCCTCGGAAGTTTCATACATATAAAAATCAATGCTCTTAATTCCATTATTTGGAATAGATACACGTTGATAAATAGCTACTTGAGGGTTCAAGTCAGCTTCAACTAAATCTTTATGTGAACCAAGACGATGACCACGAGCGATTACTTGAGATGTTTCGCTATAATTAAACCAAGGAGTGTGAATATCTATGATTTGAACGTTTTTAAATGTGAAGCCTTCTGATATTTTACGTGAACCAATTATTACATTAATTATTTTACCTGTCATATTATCTGGTTGATTAAATCTATTTACTAGCATTCCAATCTGTTTATCTGTAGATGTTTGACTTGTCAAAGTTGCATATCTAGGTTTTTCTTCCTTTTCACTGCCATTTGCTTTTGAAAATCCAAATAACTCTAAAATCAATCCAAATAATATCAGACCAGAACCAGTAACAAATTCATTGTAAACAAAAACAGATTTACCGTTTCTTTGAGCATCTAGAATAGTCTTAATCGATTCAGCATATTTACTGCTAAATTTTTCTAACTTTTTTAGCGATTCTATTTTGGATTTTCCTACAATTTCGTTTTTTAAAGATTCGGATAAAGAAAAAATATGTTTAGTTTTTTTACTTTTTTCTTCTGTAAGAGATTTTACAACTGTCTTGGTAACGTATTTTACAAATCCTTCTTTACCAATAGATCCATCTGGAAAAACAAAAAGGGAAGCCTGACGTGAATTTGCCCAAACACCTTTTTCTTTTCCGTCGCTATCGTCTGTGTATGCTTTTTTATAATGTTCTGATTGAAAAGCACTCATATTATCCTCATACACAACCATATGATCTAATTTATCGTTTATATCACCATTATTTTGAAAAAGTTTTTCAACACTAGACCTCATAGATTTCAAATAAGATACTCGCCCTTTGAAGGCATTTTTAAGAATATCCACATGGGAATCTTTTACAATTAAAATATCATTATTTTTATCAAAAAAATCTGTTATAAACTTAACACCCGTCGGAAGCTGCTTATCTGAAGGTAATATAAGATTCATCACAGACGCTATCTCATCAACGCCATCTTTCATTGGAGTTCCGGACATTAGTAAAATTTTACAATCTTTCACAGCGTGTAAGAATCTGTAAAATTCTTTATATACGTTCAAATTGATTTTCTTTCCATCTTCTTCTACTTGTGCCTTCATACGAAGATTATGAACTTCGTCTATGATAATAACATTATTATTAAATTTCTCGTACTCACACCATTTAGAAAGTGCGTCTGCCGTTTTATGTTTTTTAATTCTTTGAGCAAAAGTCTCAAATGTATTAGTTTTATAATAATCTTCAATAGCTTTTCTAGTTCGATGAACTTTTTGTAAATCTGTAAGATCCTTGTAATCTTTCGGTATATAGTCACCATCAGTACATTTAAAAACAAGTTCGTTGATGAAATTATTGACAAGTGCATCTCCTTTAGCAAGATAAAGTGCTCCTTGAAATTTCCCCTCTTTCCTAATCTGTTCAACTGCTCCAATAGCCGTACATGTTTTTCCTGATCCCATTTCATGTAAAAGCAAAAGTTCATCATATAGTGTGTTAGATGAAAAAAATCTAGAAATAAGTTTTTGATGATTCATAAGAGAGCCAGCCTCATCTGGCACTTTTTCTAATTCTTCTAAACGAATGTCGTAAAATTCTTTCTTTTTATAAACGGATTCGTAAAAATCTTCTTCGTACGGATTTAAAATATCTTCATCAAACTGATCAATGTTAGGATATTTGATGAGAAAGTCGGTAATGTCTAGTTCCATTTTTCTATTTACCAATATATATTTTAGGTATGAATTTTTATACGTATATCACTTTACGTATAAAAATTAATCTGAATCTTCTTCTTCTGAATCTTCTTCTTCTGAATCTTCTTCGTCTGAATCTTCTTCTGAATTACTACTTGAATCTGTATTTTGATATTCTTTTGGAAGATACTTTACCAGATCATTAAATTCTTTAAAAATCTTTTCAGGATTAACCAAAAAGGTATGTAACTTACGAATAAGTGGATCTGAATGATCAAATTCTCTTTGAATAGAATTTCCAGGTAATAATTTACCCAAAATTTCGTATTGATCTTTATTAATACAAAGAATCATGATTGATTTTCTTCCTTTTAGGTTTTCTATACTCTGAGGAGATAAATACGGCATTCTATTTTTCTTACTAATAATATATATGTCGCAATTAAATTGGTTTGAAATAGTAGAAATAGTAGAAGAGTCTATATCCTCCGACGAATTATCAGAACTAGCTATAAAACTTTTAAAAGCCTCTTCCTCTGCTTCTTTCAAAACTTCTGTTACAAATTTGGTTACTAACTCACAAATACGTCCAGATTTATCTTTAGAAAGAGATTTAACTTCTTTCTTCTTTTTTATATAAGAATTTGTATTTTTAATAATTTTCTCATTTAATATAGAAATTTTTAACCCTTTGCTATCATCATAAGCACTAGAGATAATTTTCTCTTTAAAACCTTCTATAAGAGGAATTAAATCGGGAATCAATTTGTAACGTTCAAATAACTTTTCATTTTCACCAACCAAGTTTTTAATAACTCTATGAGTTGCATTCCCTCGAGCATTTGAATCATTTTTAAAGAACCTATAACAATTGAGTATAATATCAGTAATTTTTTCTTTAAGAGCAGTTTTTGCAAAAAAACCATCATCTATCTTTTCCCACGATTCACGATCTTTTTTAGATGCAAGGCTTTCTTGAAAGCGTCGAACAAGTTTTATACGTTGTTTTTCTTTCATAGAATTTGAACAAGAATGAAGTACACATTGAAAAAAAGATGATATCTCTGGTGAGCATCCTGTCCTTACAAGAACGTCGTCACCTTCAAACGGTGTTCTAAAAACAACTGTTTTATTAGGAGCTAAATTCTTTACAACTGCAAATTCGGACATAGTAATTATTTTTACGCATGAGAAGGCTTTCTTTTAGATTAAGACTATGTCATCTTACTAAGAAAATACAAGAGTTAGATAAGAATTCTAAAAAGGCGGAGGAGGAGGAAAATAAAAAGATAATCCAAAGGAAATTTTTTACGAATTTTTGAAATTATTTAGAAATCAAAAAAGGAAAATCTTTTCCTCTTCCATCAAACTTTTTCGGAGAAGGTGGAAAAATGTTATATTTTTTGAGGTCAATCCTTTTGGAGGACCTTCATCTCTCTCAAGATTTTGAGATGAGTGAAATGGAAAGCGATATTGAAAATTACATCATTTTTAGCATAAAAGTATTTAAATTTCTATTAGATTTTAAAATATTTTAAAATCTATTTAAAAATTTAAATATATTATAAAATGGAGTGTTTATACTGTAAAACAGTATTGAAAACAATATCTTCTTTAAATCAGCATCAAAAAACCGCAAAATATTGTTTGTCTAAGCAACAAAAAAAGCCTGAAAAACAATATGAATGTTGTTTTTGTAATACAGGATTTACAGTAAAATCTGCCTTGCATAGTCACTTAAGTATTTGCAAGGCAAATACTCCTATTATACAAGAACAATTACAAGAACTTGATATTGTCAAAAAAAAATTAGAATCATCTCTTTTACGTGAAGATGATCTTACAATTAAGATTAAAAAAATTACTAATGAATATCAGAAAAAATTATCAGAACAAAAACTTATTATTGAGGAGCAGAAATTGGTAATAAAAGATTTCCAAGATGGTCAAAGAAAGCAAATCAATGATTTAAATGATCGAATACAGTCAATGGCAGAAAAAGCTATAGAGAGAACATGGGAAACAGTTGTTGAGATTGAACAAGAAACCGAGACTCCTGAAGAATCAATTGATGAACCATATGAACTTGTGCCTCTTGAGCTTGATAATGGTTATATTATAGAAAGCAGAGAAGAAGATGGATATATCAACATTACCAACCTATGTAAAGCAGGTGGGAAAGAATTCAAAGCTTGGAATAGATTAGATAAAACA